GTATTGGCTCGCGACGACGGACCACCAGAAGGTCTAATGAAGGTTCTGGACATGCTCAATGATGCAATCGCGCCCACCCAAGGCGTTGCACCAGCGAAGAAAGTCTAATCATCCACTTGACCCCCCACCCACGTCGCCTAATCCCATTTCGGGGGCTGAAATGGGCGATTCCTACCGGGTGGGGGGTTGAGTTTACAGGTTTAATGATATCCGTTAGAGGTTTTTGATCCCACCTTTTTTGGTGTTGGTTCAACTTCAATCTTGGATAGTCTGAGATTGATTTTCATCCGTGGGTTCAAACTTACCCATCCAGGTGTCACGACTTGGATGGGTTTTTTATAACAATCATTTTTGTTCGGTAATCTCGAACAGTTCATCGATACGCTTTTTCATTCGCTTGATCTGACGTTCTACATCCTCGCCGTCAAAATCAGCAGAGATCATCGATGTTTTCTTTTCGATAGAACCAATCTTTGTTTTGAGTGCATCTACTTCAGCCTGCATTTTTGCGGTTGCTACCTTACAAGGTGGCGGCTGTTCTCCTTCCATACCCTGTGACTGCGCTTCCATTTTTAGCTTCTGCATTTCCTGTTCGTGCTTTTGTTCTGCACGATCACGATAAAAACTCCACGCTTTCGAACCGCCTGCTACAGCCATTCCGGTAAGCGCAATGGCAACCATTGGTGCGTAGTCGCCGCCCAATGACTTAGCTGCGTCTGCAGCGGCTGTAATGTCTTGAGATACACCAACCATTTCAGATAGTTCTGGAGGGTCAGGGCCTATGTCAAATTCCTCTACATCGGTAGTTTCCGGTTTTGGAGTTGAGTCTGGTTTTGGCGCTTCTTCTGGTGATGACATGGTTTTTTTCCTTACTTGTCGCGATCTAAAATTCGGTCCAATTTAGACACAATGTCATTGTGTACTTTGGTTCGAGTGATCAAAAAGTCTTTAGACTGACTGTCAGCCGTATCTCGATATTCCTGAATGACTCGATCGTAACGCTCACGCATCTTTTCAGAACGTACATCATATTCTTTGCGGATTTCATCAAGCTGCTCTTGAAAGCCCTCTACAAGCTTGTCCAGTCGTTTCTGCATGGCCATAAACTGATAGACCAGAAAGGCCGCGAAAACGCCAAGATGACCCCCTGATAGCAATGTGTCTACCAGGGACTCCATCAGAACTCCGGTTCGTCAATCAGAGTATAGCTAAAAGAGTTGCCCCACTTGTTTCGAGCCGCGTAGCAAATGCTCATAAACTCTTCAAAGTCTTTGCTGTGACTGAACACCTGACATCCAGCAGACCACTTATCTACCTGCGTCGATGCTGATCCAGCTTTGTGGATATTGATGCCATAATAGCCTTCAGTAATAGACTGTACATCAAGATCAATAACGTCGTCTTTATTGCTGTCCCGGTAAGTCTTGACCGTACCGTTCCTTTGGCAGAGCGCATCGTATTTTCCCTGGTGTTTATCGATCTTCCAAACTGACCGATATTGTCCAGGTACAAGAATAGCAGTTCCTTCGACGCGAGAGGGATTTTCCAACCAATAACTACCAGGCTCAGTGGTACACTCCCATGTACGAGTGATCCAGCCTTGTTCGTCTTTGAACACCACACACATGCGATCATCAAAACGATTTGCTTGGTGATTACGGCTACGGATACCGATAATGTTCAGGTTGTACTCACCTGACTCAAAAACGGTATGGCCAAGAGATGCCACATAATCAAGAAGAAATGGTCTCATATTACGAGCTACACTCGGCATTTGTGGCTTGGCAGATTTGGGCAATGTTAATCGCTTGTTGCTGCTGGTTGTCCAAAAGCTTTTGAACAATGTTTTCCATCTTTTCAAGACGGCTCTCAATGCCTTCAATCTTGACATCAACCACCTCTTGCTTGCCTGACTTCGATTCAAGAACTTCAACCCGTTGATCAAGTTCTTCAACATCAGAAGCAGCAGACTCAAAAGAAGCAAACGAAATACCGGCTGCAAAGACAACGGTAATTCCAGGTACAGCTAAATCTTTAAGTTCCATAGCGCCCCCAAAATTACTGTGGCTCAATACAGTTATAAGACCCGAGTAGCTTATCCGTCAACTTAGATGGCTCACATCGTTGCTTATCTGTTTCACCAGTACGGATACATAAAGACCACATGCATTGCAATGACATAGGATCCCCGCCGATTTCTTTAATACAAGGTGGTGGAACATCCGTAAGTTTATTTGCAATAGAGGCTTCACGCTCTGCATCAGTGATTGCAACTTGCTGAACCTGAGAAACAAGCTCTTGATTCCCACTATTTAGTTCTTTAATCGCCTTAGTTTGCGCCTCAATCGCTTTTACACCGGCATCAGGCTTCAGGCCCCAGCCAGCACCAAAGCCAACGCTCAGTGACGCTATAACGGCGATTACAGTTAAGGTGACTGGTTCCATTTTAAAAATACCACTCATTGTTAAGATGCAATTATCTTTACGATTACATCGTTTGATGGATCTGATTGACTTCCAACAACAGCGCCAGTAACACACCACATAGATAATCCAGCACTAAAAGCAGCACCGCCTGGTATTGAGTAGGTAATCTTTTTGTACGCTGGAGCCCTAAAAGTAAAATGAGGGGTGCCTGCTCCATTTGCAGTTGTTGTAGCCGGTGTAGCCGTAGCATTGTCACGAATCTTCAAATAGACGGGTGTAGAATTCGCCTCATTGTTGATTTGAATCATAAAAATACTACCAGCACCACCAGTTATATTCGTTGTTGCTCCAGAAAAACCTGTACAAGATCGATCAAGAACGTACTTTCCACCAATTTCAGTAATCGATGATGTAGATGTTGCGGTTGACATTGTTACCTCAAGAACAAACGATCTTTACATCGACTGTTGCACCATTATTTGCTGTCAATGCAGTGTTATCAATTGGATTTTGATTCAACGTGCAAGCAAAGCTAATGTTGTTAAATGGATAACCATCTGGAATGTTGTACACAGTGGTTGTGCTGGCATCAACACGAAAAACCAAAGTAGCAACTGATTGACCCATAGTCACTTTTGCAAGGTCAAAAAACTTAAAGTAGGCAGCACTGCTCGTTGAGTTTGTCAGAGAGATTGAGTAAATCGATCCAGGCTCAGAATTTACGTTAACAACGGCTGTATTATTACAAACCGTTTCACGGACTATCTTATAGTCAAACGCATCTTCGAATTTTGTAATCGACGTGGCCATTTGCTACTTTTGTTCTGTTTTTGATTGTTCTTGTTTGGGTTCAGTACCTATCTTCTCAAGATCTGGAATCTTTGCATCTGGAAGTGGAGCTTGTGTTCTCCGCTTCATCTGATCTTGCTTCAGCAAAATGGCAAGCTTACCAGCCTCGGTAACCCCGCTTGCTTTAGCCCGTTCCAAAAATTCTTCATCTTCTGGTGTCAATCCTGGCATTTTACAATCCTATTCTTCAGGTGTTGAGGCTACAGCTTTTTTCTCGGCTGCATCTACATATCCCTGACCAAAAATGTAAGAAACAATTACAGCAGCAGAAAGCTGCAAGGCTTCTCCAAGTTCAATGTCTTGACCAATGTAGGCAAGGATCGGAGGAAACAACGCTCCACAAAAAGCCGCAATAAACTTACGAGATGAGAGTTTCGCTTTCAAAGTTGCCATGGTGTCTCCTTATGGTCTTTTTGACTCAAGCCATTGTAGCAAAACAAGGGCGTTGTCGGCAGAAGTTAAAGCAGTATCCCAAATAGTTTTATCTATTTCACCGTGTAAGCCGACAAGATCGTATTGCACCGTACCGGATGGACCGACAGATTCAAAGTTTTCAGTTTGCACATGAATCTTTGAGTTTGAGTTTTCGCAATCATCTTGTGTCATGCTGCACCTGTTCCTGCTTTTCCTACGTTTGCGTTTAACAAGTAACGCAATCGGCAAGTAACTACCGCAGGGTCGTTACTACCATCGGTTGAGTTTTGTGAGCCAAAGAATGCGTATAGATAAACTTGAGTATCAACATCAATGTAGCCATTAGCATTGTTCATCTCAAACTCACCCATCTGAGCTTGGGAGTTTCTTGTAAGGCTACCGCTTGCGTTTTG